TATCCTCTCTTGGTTATCTGATTAAACAAGATGATGAAAGTATAACTATATCTGCAGACAAAGATGATTTAGATGAAGACGATTTGTTTGGCAGGTCCCAGGTTATACCCAAAGGTGTTGTTTTAAGAGTAGAGTATTTGAGATTAGACGATTAAATATTCTCTATTTCTTTTATGCAACTACCGATTAGAAAAGGTATTTGCGGCACAACAGAGTTTCCTAAAGATTTAAGTCTGTCCATTGTGTCGGGTAGCCCATCAGCCACTCGACCCACGTCGGGTTCAACTTCCCACCTGGAGCTGACTCCTGATAAGCAACTTCTGTTTCCAAATATTTTTTGTGCCTCAGGCTTGCCATGTTCTTTGTTAATCTCATATTCATCCCTATTGCTGCTCTTGGAGTTGGCCAAAATCCAGACTCTTTCTCTCTTGTGGTTGGCGCCGATGCTAGCAGCTGAAATACTAAACGTCCTTGCGGAGTAACCTTCACTCTCCAAGTTCTCGAGCACGGTGTCGAGACCGAGTTTAATGTGTCCACCAACATTTTCTCCAATAACCCAAGTTGGTCTAAGTTCTTTGATAATTCTAAAATACTCAGGCCAGACGTGTCTCGGATCTTCTTCACCTTTTTTTCTACCTGCGACGGAGAAAGGTTGGCAAGGGTATCCTCCTGTGATGATGTCGATGTTATTAATTCCATTTGCTTTGAGTTTTTCATAAGTTAGCTCCTTTATGTCTGAGAATATTGGCACCTCAGGCCAATGTTTTTTTAAAACCTTTTGACAAAAATTATCTATATCACAAAAGGCTACAGTTTTTGCAAGTCCGGCAGATTCTAGTCCTAAAGAAAATCCACCAATACCACTGAATAAGTCAAGATGTTGAAGTTTCTTCCTCTGTCTCATTTTCATTTACCTTTCTCATTTCTCTTGGATGTTTAACTTTATCCTTTAAAGTTTCTACATCTTCATGTTCTAATAGAAGTTTGTTTTCATCTATTATATGGGATAATCTAGCCTCTAATTCTTTTTCTGTCAAGTCTTCTAACTTACCATGTTTGATAATCTTTTGTTCTATGTATAGTCCGGCGGCTTTACCCCTAGCAACTTCTGCGTTAATAGCAGCTGACCAGGCACCCTTTTCTCTACTCTCCTCTCTTAGCTTTGCAAGTTCTGTTATATGAGAGGCATAGTCGACTCTATACTTTTCTTGCAGTTCAGATCTAATCTCATCAATATATTTAACAACCAAAGGAAACTTCCTAGGGTTGCGTAACTCTGAAGCTCTTACATGAGCGGAGCTTTCTGCATATCCTGCTTCCATAGCGCACTCTGTTGGAGTCTTTCGTCCTTCGTTTGTAACTAGTAAAGTTGCAAACTTCATTTGTTGTTCTGTCAATACTTTTGGTAATCCCATGACTTCTTATAAAAAACATCTGTTGTAAAAGCAAGTAAATTATGCTAGGCATTTACTTGAAGTGAGAGTATGAATGTATTTTTTTCATAATAAACGTTATATGTTCCTCCTGAACTTAACTATAGTCCTTTCGTCTCTCACTTCGCACTTGAAAGAAGAGGTTTAAGATATAATATGGATACCATGAAGTTTAAAAACAAAAAGGAAGAGGAAGAGTTTCAACAACAATTGAAGGACGCCATCGAAGTTTTAGAAAAGCAAGACATACACTTTTTTAGATCTGAGCATATCATTCCAATACTTCAGCAAATGACACCAGAGCAGATAGATATATTTGAACACCTAACTGGTATCAACAGACGAACCATACACTAAACAATGTCATCCTATACAACCAAGGCGTTAATGCAGGTCTTAGAAAAATTCTGCGAAAGTCCTGTTGGTAGCCATGCAAGAGTTCAAATGGTCTTACCACAAGGTAGAAACCCTTTGCAAAGAGAGTTCAATATCAAAGAAATTAAGTTAGTTGAGAACCAAATCATCGGTGCAAAAGAGAAGTATCGCATGCTAATCCTGGTGGAGTAATTACTTTGAAACCTGAGTCAGTTTTCTGGCAAGAAACTAAGAAAAAACTAGACACATTTTCCCTGACAAGACTAGAAAGTTGGGCCTCTGCAGGTGTCCCTGATGTATTAGGTTATGGTGATAAGCGTGGGTTTTTTACAATAGAGTTGAAAGTAACTAGCAGTAATAAAATTAAGTTCTCACCACACCAAATCGCGTTCCATTTTAAGCATCCAAAGGATAGCTATATCCTTGTCAAGACCCTCGATCCACGATCAGTGAAACTTTATCCAGGGTCCGCGATCCAAGAGCTTGTGATTTATGGGCCCACCCTCCCACCCATAGCGGAAGGCTGGGACGCTTGTCGCTTGCAGCTTGAACGCTTGTAAATTATGGGCCCACCCGCCCGCCTGTTGCTTGTTGCTTGTAGCTTGTGAACTATTTTATTTTAGAAAATTTATCCAGGTCCGGATGGACCTGGATAGGGTTATCTTTTAAATAACTCTGTAACAGCTTCATTTAAAGCTTTTCCAATTGTTTCTATTTCGTTGCCTTTGTTTTGAAATACCCGGATAAAGTGTTGCAAGTGCATATCACCATAACGGATATATTTTTGCTTACTCTTTGAAAAGTATTTAGTGTCTAAAAATTCCAGAACATCATATCCTGTTTTTCTTTTATCAAGTATACTTTCAATTTTAAATGTTTCGTCTAGTGTCATCATTTACCCTTTCTAATCTAAGACAAAACCAGAATAATCGGTCTTGGCTTGGCCTTTTGCTTTCAGCCCGCAGATCACATTTTTATTATCTGTAAATCTTAAGTCTGTTTCGTCCGCGTCTATTACCTTAAACCCATTATATTTTTTAGGTAATTCTTTTCTAAATACGGCGGAAATGTTCCCGCCCTTTCTTAATATTTCAAAAGCGTGCGCTTTGTTGTCTTCATTTAAACTATAAGTTAAATGATAGTTGCTAGGCATTTCTTTTTGAACAAACTTCAAAGCGCGCTTATATATTTTGGTGTAGTCGTAGAACTGAACCATATTATATTTTTGCATAAGTCCAGAATGTTCCCATGATATATCAGATGTACCATTTAATCGAACGCAAGGTATAAAACCATTTTTTTCTGAATTCTTAATATGGTTTTTAATTTCTTTATCTAACTGATCTATAAACGTTTCGCGGTCCTGGATATACCAACGTGTTTTGTTTATTCGTCCTTGTTGTACGTTGTTAAATGCGCCATGGCCCGCGGTATACAAACAAGCTTTCTTGCAACCCTGAGAAGCCTGAGGGCAAACGTTAAACCCAGATTGACTACTAGGCGCTAAATATAAAATGGCCGTCTTGTATCCGTTCTTTTGGCCTTTGACTGTCTTGGCGTTGTTGTCAATGTTCAAAAGTTTTTTTGATTTTGTAAACGGTAAACTTTTCATTTTTGTTTATCCTTTCTATTTCTTTTATAGCATATTATGGGATATTGTCAAGCTTGTGGCTTGTGGGCCCACCCGCTCCCCCCAGGCTTGAGGCTTTGGGGTAGTTTTGACAGAATTTCACTGCTCGGCACTACCCAGCCGTATGTCCAGGTCCCCTGCGCATATGTCCACTTGCAACAGGGGTTAAGTGATGAACCTTTATAGTGGACAGGACCACACATACCTTTGCACTGCGTTGAAAAAGCAACAAACAAACGCAGTTCAAAGCCCCCTAGGGGGCTTTGAACTATGCTTGATATAATTCCCAACATATTCCAAGTCCACAATCATAAACTTCAATACCGTTTATTTTTTGACTTGGTATTACGAAAGGCGCTTCGCAATCATGTTGATTGCAATATTCTAAAGTCTTAACCTGCTTTCCGTTTACTTCCTCATCATAAAATTTAAATAACAAATCATCATCATGACAGTTGTTATTAATTTGTTTGCAGGTTTCCCATGTAAAGAAGGGATTAATCCAACCGTTCCAACGAATGATAGGATTATAATATCCCTTTACATATTTATTTTCTTCTCTCCAACCGTCAATGGTTATCTTTCCATAAACATAGTTAGAAGGAAGAGTGTTTGTAAATTTAATTTTCCCGCTTTCGTAATCATCCATAAAAGCTTCATTGATTTTAATTCTTTTAACAAATCCGCCTCCAAGATTACAGTATTCGATACCTTCATAACCACGATCAAATTTAGAGATTTCATAATAATCTTTATCACTAACCACCATGAAATTTTTTTTAAGATCTTTTGTTAAGTTCATTTTACCCCCTAATCTAACAGAGTGTAATACTCATTAATAAAATATCTTTGAAACCAATCAAGACCTTTGCGCATGGTTTTGTAATCTTGAATTATTTCTGCGCTTTTGATTTTATCAAAAATATCTTTTGCAAATTTAGGAATGAAAACTTTTTCCCCACTCCATTCGTTTATTGTTTCGATCATTCTCTGATCATCTTTAATATCATCAAACGGTAATTTGATTTCTTTGCCGTTGTAAGTGATGTTTTTTTTGCTTTTCATTGTTTATCCTTTCGTTTAGTCGACCTTGGGGGGAAACCAACCCCCCGCGGTCTAAGGTTCTTTGCGTTGCGTTTTGTTACTCCCTTTGTACTTTAGGTTTCGCGTGGCGTCCAAGCCTCCACCGTTAATGGTACCCATTAATAATATATAACTAGCATTTTGTGGGATTATATACAATAAAATAATGGTCATAAATTATTACTGCTTGTGGCTTGTGGGCCCACCCACCCAAAAAAAAAAAATAAAAATAAAAATAAAAATAAAAAA